CCGCTAAAGTAGCTGCCGATAACGTAATTAAAGCACAAGCAGAAGCAGCAGCTAAAGTAGCTGAAGAAGCTAGAGCTAAGGCTGAAGAAGATGCTAAACTTAATGCAAAAATCAAGGCTGCTGTAGAAGTTGGCGAAAGTGGTGCTGAAAAGCTGCTTGCTGACATTGAAAAGCGTTTTGCTGAGCAAACCGAAAGCTCTAAAAAGGCTTTGCAAGGTATTGAAGAGGCTATTAAAGAGAAAGCTGCTGAACTGGAGGCTATCCAAAAGAGCAAAATGTCTTTTGATGATAAGTCTGGCAAAGGTGCCGAGTATGCTGAAAAAGAAAAAGCCGTTCTCTTAGCAAAGATCACTGGTAAAGCAGTTGACCAAACCAAGTTTGGTAGTACTTTAGTACAAAAAGCAGGTGCTCACGTTCCTTCCAATACTTGGGAACTAGAAGTTAGCACTAACATGGAAGCTGAAATCAGACGTCGTTTGGTAGTGTCTCCTTTGCTGCGTCAGATTAACATGAGTACTAATGTTATGTCTATTCCTATCAATCCAGAATCTGGTATTGCTACTTGGATGGCTAATAGTGCGTTTGGTACTACTGCTTCTGCTGGTGCTACCCAAGTTCATGCATTGAAAGAAGTTACTCTAAATGCATATAAAGTAGCTACTAATGAGTACCTTGCATTCGAAGAAGAAGAAGATGCTATTATCGCTCTCTTGCCTATTATTCGTGATGCTATGGTTCGCCGTGTTGCTCGTGCAGTAGATAAGGCTTTTGCAGTTGGTTTGGGCTCAGGTGCTGATCCTGTTAAAGGTTTGGGTCTGTATGATGCAACCTCAGTTGTTACTGTAACTAATACTGGTACAGTTACTACTGCAAATCTGCGTGCACTTCGTAAAGATTTGGGTGCTTGGGGTCTTGATCCTATGGAACTGACTTATGTTGTATCAACAGAAACCTACTATGACCTTCTAGAAGATACTGCTTTCCAGACTATGGATAAAGTTGGTTCTGCTGCAACTATTCTAACTGGTCAAATCGGTACTGTTGGAGGTACGCCTGTTCTAGTATCTGATGCGTTGCACGCTAAGGGTGCTGGTACTGCATCTGCCACTACTAATATTGGTGCCATCTGCGTTGCTCCTGCGAACTTCTTAGCAGGTTCTCAGCGCGGTCTACGCTTCGATTCTCAAGAACTTGTTGAGACTCAGCGCAAAGTACTTGTCGCTAGCTTGCGCACTGGCTTCACTCAGCTCTCTAGCGTTAATGGTATGGGTGTTTCAGCACTTCGCTGGTTGTAATAAAATAAAGGAGAGAGGATACCCTCTCTCCTTTCATAATAGTTATATTAGTATAGGTATTATGAAAGGAGTAATATATGAACTTAGTAACCTTAGCAGAGTATAAAGCGTACCAGGGAATTGCTAGTAATAATCAAGATACTGAAATTAATGCCCTTATACCTATAGCATCCAAATTATGCAAGACTTACTGCCGTAGATCCTTTAATGAGTATGTTAATGATTCAAAAGTAGAAATATTTTCTGGAGGTAGTGATAAGATTTACCTAACGGAATTTCCTACTATTTCCGTTGAATCAGTAGAATTGTCCACTGATTTCGGAGTTAGCTACTCGGACTTTAGTGGCTGGGCTTTAGATAAAGAGCTTGATTGCTTAGTACCAGTAGGCTCTGGGAACTTTTCTAGACAGCCTAATGGTTACAGAGTAACCTACTATGGTGGCTTTGAAGAGGTACCTGCAGATCTAAAAGTAGCTGTAATGGACTTAGTAACTTATTACTTAAAGAATGATATGGCAGTGAAGTCAAATAAGTTAGCTGGGTCCAACACTGTTCAGGTAGAATATATAACTAAAAATACTCTACCTTCACATATATCAAGAGTTCTTGATATGTACTTAGCGAATGTTAGCTAAATGCAAAATATACAAGCTGATCAAATAATAGAAGAGCTTACTCAGATAGCCCGAACACTAACAGCTGAGTACAGAAGTCAATTAAATTCTAATATCCATGTAGCTGATATTAGCTACTTAGCTTTAAAGTCAAGTGATAGTAGCCTCACTCCTAAAGTACATAGAGAGCTTATAGATCTATTAGCAAGTAGCCTAAATAATAAAGTATACTATAACTTAGAGGCCTCTATTGAAAAATTTAAGACTAGCAAGAATAATAATGTAAGACTAGTAGAAGATATTTCTTTAAGAGGGCACTTCTTAGTAGCAAGTTCATATCAGCATTTGCAAACTACTGTAGCAAGTATTTTTAAAAATTTAGCTGGTAAACATAAGGACTTAGAAACTTTTCTGGGAGTAGACGATAGGGGCAAGACTATAGTCAATATTGGACATATAGCATCTGATCTATCTGCAGCAACTGCAACACCTTTAACTAAGAAGATAGCGCACTTTATTAGCCAAACACCAAAAGAGCTACAACTTTTTCCAAAAGTACTATTAAGGGAACTTTCTAAAGAACATACTACTGGTATTAAATTCTCCTTTAGAAGAAGTGATATAGATCAAAACGAGTTCTCAAGAATATTAGGTACAGGAACAGTATTAGTAACTGTACAGAGTACTGCCAGAAATTCAGATTTAGCTTCTATAGAGGGACAAGTATCCAAGAAGTTATTGGAGTATGTTCAAAGCACAAAATTTAGAAATAAGCTATTAAAAATCCCGGGATCTAACTCTATTGAAAAAGACATAGAGTTAAATATAGAATCCCTTATAAAAACTGGCAAGAATATTACTAGTAAGCATAGTAAAGTTACTAGATCCAATACTATAAAATCTAGCAAGGCTAAAGTAACTACCTATGGAACAAGGCTACCTCAGTTAAGAAAGAAATCCGGGCAGTTTGTATCCTTAGTCAGTTTGCAGAATCTAATAAATCAAGCTCTACCAAGAAAACTACAAGATAATATGGTAGCTCCTAGGCTAGTATATAGAACTGGCAGATTTGCTGAATCAGTTAATGTTACAAAAATAACTCGTTCAAGAAATGATATGCTGAGTATTTTTTATAGCTATATGAAGTACCCCTATCAAACTTTTGAGCCTGGATTTAAGCAAGGATCTATTGCAAGAAATCCCAGAACTTTAATAAATACCTCTATAAGAGATATTGCTTCCAACATAGTAAGTAATAGTCTTAGAGTTGTTGGAGTATAAAATTTATGTCCTCACGTACAAGTATTGTAAATGCTATTGCTGAAAAGTTAAAAAGTATAACTAAGGATAGTGGGTATAATACTGACTTATGGAGTCAAGTACATCCAACTCTAAAGTTCTGGGATGAGTGTAATAATTTTCCATCAATATACATGTCAGCAGGTACCGAGACACGGGATTACCTTCCAGGTGGGTTTACCTGGGGATTCCTAGGAGTATCTCTTAAGTTATACGTTAAGGGAGAATTTCCATCAGAACAGTTAGAATTGCTGATGGAGGATGTAGAAAAATGTATAAATACAAATCGCACTCTTACATATAACTCTACTGCTCAAACTACTGAGATATTAATAAACTCATTAATTACTGATGAGGGATTACTAGAACCGTACGGAGTAGGCGAGGTAAATATAACTGTGCAATACCAAGTACTTTAAGTATTGGGAACAGATAATAATCTAGTCAAAAATACTTTAAAGAACTACTTTATGTTAAGAGGAATTAAGTATGGCATATAATTTAGCACGAAATAGTAGAGTTTTTGTAACAACTAACCTTAGTGCTGCAACAGGTGCAGTACTAACAACAGGCCTAACTACAAACAATACTTGGGAGATTCAGGTATTAGATGGTTTTAAGTTCAGCCAAGCAACAAATGTAAATACAATTTCAGTAAATGAGGCAGGCACTACTCCTGTTAGAGGTCAAAGATCTTTTAATACTGCATTAAATCCAGTAGATATTAGTTTTTCAACTTACATTCGTCCACGTGTTGCAGGTACTACAGCGACAGCAGAAGAGCGAGTTCTATGGAATGCCCTAGTCGGCTCTGTAGGTATTGAAGGTACTATGCAAGGCGGAGCCGTACAAGCCTCCGTAAATGTAACCGGAACTATTGGTACCCTTAGTAGGTCTTCTACTACTGCTTCAGTAGCTACGATGACAAGTGCTGTTACTCTAACTCCTGCACCTACTGCAGCAGAAATTGCCAAAGGTACCGCAATTTATCATCTAAAAGGAGCTACTACCGCCGGCAGCTTAGCTTGGTTTGGCCCCGTGAAAGTCACAGAGTATACCGCCGGTACAAGCGTTACGTTTGAGTATTTAACAGCACCTCCTGCATCAGCTGGTCTAACTAGCCCAACAATGACAGGCATGAAATTAGATAAAGCTGCCTGGGTAGAATATCCTACTTCTACAGCAGTAACTACTCCCGTTGCTGTAGTTACTTCAGCATCTTCTAATAAAAATCAGCTTCAGGCTATTGGCTTCATTTTTATTGTAGACGGTGCTGCGTATACTATTGATAACTGTGCTATTGATCAGGCCCAGATTGATTTTGGCTTAGATGCTATTGCCACTATTGCCTGGACAGCCAAGGGTACTAAGTTAAATCAACTACCCAATGTTCCTGTACTTAGTATAGCTACTGATCCTATATTTAGTGGTTCCTTAACTGGTACTGCTACTGGTAAAGTAACTTCCGCTAACTTTATTACTAATAAGCTTTCTACTGTTACTCTGCAAAGTAACCTTGGGGGTATTTCTGGCACTGCTTATAACGTAGTATTGACTGGTGGTAGTATGACTATTGCTAATAATATTACCTATATTACTCCCAATAATATTGGTGTAGTTAATATCCCTATTGGATACTTCACCGGCTCAAGAGCTATTAGTGGTACTTTGAATGCGTATCTGCGTACAGGATCTGGTCAGGTTGCCGATTTGTTAAGTACTCTGCTGAGTAATATCAGTACAGCTGCTGAAACTAAATATAGATTGCAGCTCGAAATTGGTGGTAACGGTGCAGGTACTAGAGTAGAACTTGATATGCCAGGTACTGTTGTAGGTATCCCAACTGTTGACGTTGCTGACATTATCTCAACTACAATCTCTTTCAACGCTCAATCAACGCAATCTGATCTAGGTGCTGCAAATGCCAGCTATGACTTAGAGAATACAAATGATATTACGGTGAGATATTACTCGCTATAATTGATTTATCCGGGGTGGGATAAAAGCTTACCCACCCCTCTTTTTAACTATAAAGGTAATATAATAAAATGACAGAATCAACTGTAAGTCTTAAAAGTCTGCTAGTCCCAACTAAGGAAGTCACTGTAGAATTTCCTGGACTAGAGGGATTCAAATTATCGTTGTGCTTTTTATCTAGAGAAGAATTACTAAAAATCAGAAAAAAGGCAACTAGAACAGAATATAAAAATCGTCAGCCAGTAGAAACTTTAAATGACGAACTATTCCTTTCATTGTACGTGGATGGCTGCATTAAAGGATGGGAAGGACTCAAATTCTCTTATCTAGAGAATTTAGCTCCAGTAGATATTTCGGGTCAGAAGCCTGATGATTGCTTAGCGTATAGCAGAGAAAATGCACTATTCTTAATGAGATCTAGTGCTAATTTCGACTCATTTGTGTCGGAAACAGTTACTGAATTGGCAAATTTTCAGAAGCCCAGCGAATCGACGTCTACAACCAAATAAAATCCTACTATCAAAATGCTAGTGTACACATGAC